GTACTGAAACAATTCCACGCTCGTTTTCAAAGGGCTCGACCATACACCAGAAACATCCCCCGGCAAATATCGCTCGATCTTGATAAGAGAGATCTTTTGCATAATGTTTCGAAAAATCAAATTGAAGATGATCAGGTGAATTTCCGGTAATTTTCATGTAAAAATCTGTCACATCGGCAGTCAAATTATTTCTGACAGCAAGCGGTCACAATTCAAATTCCAGTTTTGAAAGCTGACGCTCAAAATTCATATCTTCGCCGATCGCGTTCTTAGCAGATGAAAGCAATGAACGTTCCAAAGCACTGGTCGCTGGATTAAGTATTAGATTATAGATATCGTTTAAAATCTCTTCACAATTGTTTTTCGTCATCATAACCATCCTCTGAATTTGGAAATAACTGAATTTTTTATGACTTGGAATCCGAAAAGCATTTTCAAGGATCTTATTTATTGAAAATATCGTTCGAAAATTATTAAAAAGCAGTGGTCCTACGTTCAGTATAATCCATATTTCTCAGGAATTATGATTCGAAACTGCTTACAGCTCAAATCAAACAAACTACTGAAAAATATTTAAAAAACCGGCCTAATTAAAGGCCGGGAGATATATGTTGTAATTATTGAAACATGGATAAATTAATATGATTACTTAAAAAAATTTTGGCGGTCGGTACTTATTAAAAGTGCCTTGAATGAATTATAGTCTTTTTTAAATAAAAAGCACTAATCCTTTTAAAAAAACGGTTTCCTTGTTAACTGAATTAAATGAATGATTAAAAGAGACCTACTCCAAAAGCAGGATTAGTAAATCAGTTATTTAATTTAATATGGTTTGCATTAAAAAACCACTACTAATTTAATAGTGGCGGTCCCAATATCGGCCTTTTCATCAACCGATACAACATGAAAACTGAATTAATCAGCAATTAATTTAGTTTTAGGTATCAAAGATACCCGCATTAGAGTCTAGCAAATTTTTCAATAAAAAACAGCCCTAAGTTGGCTGTTTTAATTTAAAGAAACGCACATAAAAACCGACTGGATTAAAATTTTTTATGATCCGGAACAGCTTTTTAGCAATTTAGCACCTATAGGAACAATCTAGTATTAGTTAAGTGAAACAAGCAGATTAAAAATTAACCAATGTTAGTCGTTTCGATGCTGATGATTATTTGGAACCAAACTAATCGTCGCAACCAAGATCGGCTCTTCTTAACTGTGATTTATTTTATTAAACGGAAGCGTTTTTTAAAAGCACTGGAATTAATTACCAAAGATCTTAAGATTGCTTGAAACTACAATTCTTTTTTCTCTAACAAAAGAAGTACGATAACTATTTTAAATTGAGAAAATATGAATTGTGTAGCAAAGAATAAAACCATTATTAAAAGAAATATATAGGCCAAATAAACCAAAGATTATCATGTTTCTCAGTTCTTTCTATTATTATTTGAATAACGGTCCCACTAATTACAGCTGAAAAAAAGAAAATCGTCTTGAATATATACTGACTGAAAATACTCACAGCTGGGAAAAATGCTAAAACATCATTGGCACAAAAAAATTAAAGACCAGATAAAGCAAATTAGGCGATATTTTTTTCTTGGACATATTAGTACTGATGCCTCCAAGTCAATAATCTCTATTAATTGTTTTGTATGATGTCTTTTATTGATCTAATGGGAATATAATGTTCAAAAAATAAAGGATTTCCGAAGTAATGCTTTTGAGACATCGAAATTATATTTCGTTATTAAATCCCTTTAGAAATGACGATTAGTTATTACTAAGCGCTAATCAAATCATAATTCATCTTTTTTCATAAAGAGCCGGAATAGAAAATATCCGGTTTAGATTATTTTTCCCTATAAAAACATTTAATTTTTTTAATAATTAATTAAAATTAAAAAAGCATCCACCCTTAATTGGTTAGATGCTTTTTTGTACAAACGTGCTATAAATGCTGATACCAGTGAATTTACATAGCTCCAATGGGGATCATAAAACGTTGATATATAGGCGTTTCGTTACATTGTGTGGCAAAAATGTGGCAAATTAAGATATAAAAAAAGCGCCCAACCAATTAAGGTTAGACGCTTTTAGTTTATTTATTAATTAGCTGCTTGTAATTTTGCTAGGTTAGCTTGTGCATCGGTAGCAGCCTTTTGAGCTGCGGCAAGTGCATCGGATTTAGCTTTAGCAGCTGCGGCCGCTTGATCGGCCTGTGCTTTAGCAGTTGCTTGCTCTGCAGCTGCTTTTTCTTGTTCTTCGGTCATCTGTGGGTAAGTGACATCCAATTCTTTAATGGCCTTAGAATATTCATCTTCGACAGCATTTTCTATAGTGGTTAGATCAGCCTTTTTAAAACCAAGTTTAGTTAAAGCTGAAACAACAAGCTCAACGGCCTTAGACTTTTTAGCTTCCCCTTCAATGTATTTAACAACACCTAGCTTTTGTACAGCTACCACGGCATCGTGAGCCAATGGCGTTAGTAAAGCAACAAACTTATTGGCTTTTAAGATTTTAACGACGTAGGCACCAATAACCGGAATAACGGCCACGGCGATCGCAATAATAAGATCAGAAATATTAACTAGATTCATTTTTTAATTCTCCTTTGTATTTTTAAAAAGTTTACTTGTCTAAGCAATGTAAACTTTTCGCCTTTTTAAGACGTTTTTGTCACTTTATTTTTAAATTTTCACCAACATAAATATAGTTGGCATTTTTTAATCCATTTAATGAAACTAATTTACTAACGCTTGTTCCATACTTACTAGCAATTGCGCTCAATGTATCACCAGAAGCAACTTTGTAGTAGCTAGCAGAACTAGATGATACGGATCCGGAAACCTTTAACTTTTCTCCTGGAACGATGATATATGGACTGCCAATTCCATTTAATGAAGCTAGTTTCTGATAAGTAGTTCCATATTTAGCAGCTATAGCACCGAGTGTGTCGCCACTTTGAACCGTGTAATATCCAGTTGAGCTAGGAGCGGATATTTTAGCAGTCGTTGAGGTGGTTAACAGAATCTCAACATTGCTCTTACTGATCCAGGAACTAATCCCAGCCAAGAGAACGTTGTTACCTGATACCTGCGCAACTTTATAGCTTTTACCCTTAACCCAGCTTGGAATTGATTCACCAGTCGACCATTTAGAAGCACTGAAGTTGACCTTAACCGTGTCACCAACAACGATTGAACTCTTTGGAGTGTTGTTGGCTTGCTGACCGGCTTTAACAGCTGGTGTAGAAGTGGTTGTCTTTACCGCTGTGCCTCCGGTTGAAGCTGTGGTCGTTCCCTTATATCCGTTATCGGTAATCCCAGTTAAATCAATGTCACCGTCTAAGCCACCAGCCTTATAAGTACTAGTGAATTGAAATAAGTGAATATTATTAAAACTTGGAAAGTAATTATAGTTCGGACTAGTCGTTACGTTGTAATTAGGATATTCAGCCATCCAAAGTGGGTAACTTTTAGCTAAAGAAGCTAGGTCAAGATGACTGGTTAAAAAAGCTTTGTAACCATACAAGACAGCTGTATAACCGGCTGCCTGGATTTTGTCTAAAGCATATTTAACGCTGGTCGTGTTTGGGTTGCCTGATTCAACATCCAAAGCAACAATCGAGCCTTTAGGAGTTTGAACCTTGGGCAGATAATAATTTAGCATCTCATCAGCTTGAGCGTTGCTGGAGAATTGAGCATAAATATACGTATGTGCCCTTTTACCCTGGGCAATCGTTGAAGCTACTTGTGTAGCATAAGTCGACTGTGGACTAAAGTAGCCATCGTAATAACCACCCAATTGGATAATGGCAAACTTGTCGCTTGCCTGTCCGAACTCGGCTGTGCTTGTCTGATAGTGGCTTAAATCCACTCCTTGATCTCCTTTAGCCGCAAAGACCGGTGAAGCAATCGCAAAAGCCGATAAAGCCGAGATTGTTATTAAAATTGTATTTAACTTTTTATGTGTCAATGAAAAATTACCTCCTAATAAAAAGCACTGGCTAATTAGCTAGTGCAAACATATTTTTTAAACTATTAAATTGTTTATTTTCCATTTGTAAATTCTTTCCAATCCTCTAACGTATGAATGCGTTTCTCATGATCAGACTCTTTTTCATCTATCTCTTGGATTTTTTTGAAATCATGATCTAACATTTCGGACTGTTTTTTAACACTTTCATTGAGTAAATGGACTGTTTCGTTTAACGACTCAGTGGACTCTTTAAAGTTGTCTGTGAAGAATTTATTTAATGTTTTTCTGAATATGGCATAAATGGATCCCAGCAGGCCAATGCCTGTTGCGATCAACATTAGCCAAGACCTAATGCCATCCGGATTCATGTATTAACTCGCAGGCGTGACGTCTTGTGATGCCGCTTCATCAAAAACAGACTTTTCAAAGTCGGCAAAATCTGCTTCAATTTGAGTACGATTGGCACTAAATCCTTGTACGTTAATAGGATTGACCGAAAGGCTGACGTTACTACCATTGACCGAACCATTGAAATAGGCAATTTGGCTGCCATTAGCGTCTTTGCTTTGAGCATTGAAGCTCTGTGATTTATTGATTTCCATTATTTGTCTCCTTGATTAATAATTTTGATGTGGCTTGCATCGACCGTGCCTGATTTAAGAACACTGTTCCCGTGAAAAATAATTGAATGATCTGTGATTTCCATACTTTCTTTTCCTATCATTTCTTAGCCTCTTTTGTTTCTTCAATTGGTTCAAAAGCGTCCATAAAGGCATCAAAACCATGTAAGTTTTGTGGATCGATGTCTTGGTCAAAGCTTGCAAAATAGTCTTTGATGACACTAAATTCTTCTTTGTAGCGTGGCTGAATTTCAGCCGTTTCATCAAACAGGTCTTTATGAGCTTGCTGATAATCGACTTGTGCAGTAGGCAAGTCAACAGGCCACGTAATGCGCCCCTGGTCATCGACTGAACCGCCGAATTGTTTGACTAAATCTTTTTCAGATTCATACAAGTCTTTGGCAATTTCAGCCAGCGACTTTTGAAACTTAGCCACGCCACGAGCCACTTTAGCAGGCAACTTCAATGAACCTAAAAAGTTTGCAACTGGGATAATATCTTGATTCTTGATTTCCATATTTTCTCCTAAATAAAAAAGCCTATGCGGCTTTCAAAGTTTTTATTTTGTTTTCTAATTCTGTGACACGTTGCTTTAGTGTTTCAACCTTGCTATCCTCTTCTTTCAATCCCAAAGCCACAAGTGATGTAAATGAATATTGATCAACGCCTTCTTGGTTTAACAATGACTGTTTCATCAAGCATTTTAGCGAATTCTTCGTTATATTCATCAGGAGCAATATTGTTATCCTGCTTTGGCCAAGAAATTTGACCGCTGGATTTATTAATTTCTCCGCCATATCTTTTAACTAATTCTTCTTGTGACTTTCCCATTGGCTTTGTAGCGTCTACAAGAAGATCGTTTAGCCTGACAAGAGCTCTAGTCGCTTGTGCAGAAATACCGGACTCGGCAAATGCCGAAATAAATCGCATGACCGGTTGTATTTCTTTGTTCTGGAATTCCATAAATATCCTTTCTGTCCAATATTATAATAATCACTTAAATTTTAAGCTGATTGCAACATTTTAACCTGATTTTCAAGTTCGTTAACCCTTTTCTTTAGTTTCTCAACTTTGGAATCTTCTTTTTTGATTGCTAAGAACGTTAGAGAAACGGCAGAGTAAAGATCAACACCACCATCATCTTTCATAATGCTCGGCAAATAGTATTTACTTTGCTCGTTTACATCATCAATAATAGCAGTTAAATGTTCCTTATCGTTTGGTTGAGACTTGAATTTGATTAATCTAATATCGGTTTTATTAATTTCATTCAAGGCATCATACTTATATTCTCCAAGAACATTCTTTTTAGAAAGCAGAGATGTATAAGTGGTGCTTACAACTTCAATTTTTTTGCTGAACCAGAAATGATCAGAACTATAGAAGTTCATAGAAGCACCAGTTGAATCTACTTGTATTCCATAAGCAGAACCCGCCGTACCAAAGTGAATTTTTCCGTTTCCTGTGCCAGCACTATTAGAAAACACAACATCAGTTGAATTAATATAAATAGTTTGGCCAGTTACGTTGTATCTAAGAGCAAAACCTACAGAATTTTCATCAGTTGTTGAATTGCGATAGGCAAGCCCAACATTAGCAGCGTTCCAATAATTACCAGAAGAAGAATTATGAGTAGTTCCACCCATTCCAGGTGTATTAGCAATTAAGAATACTCCGCCGCCATTAGTAGAATCATATGTCGTAATTAAGCCGCCAACACTGATCGCTTGTGTAGACGATTGCGTGGCACTCATTTCGATATAGCCATTATAAATGTTTGTATATAACAAACTATTTTCGTCTAACATATGGATGCCGTCTGCTTCCATGGTCATCAAATTTGATCCATAAAATACAGAGAATGAATAGGCATTGATCAACATTTGACCATCAAGAACTCCAGCGGACGTATTTTGCTGGATCAATACACTACCAGAATTAATTTGAACCACAGAAGTTTTATCACTAGATGAAAGATTAAGAATTCCATTATTCACGGCAATGTAATTCGCATCAAGCGAATTGACGCTCATTGAATTAGCTTTAACATTTTTACCATCAAGAAGCGTAGTTCCTTTAATTGTATAATCGCCTAATTCAGCAACTAATTGTTTAATGGCAAGAAATGACAACGAAGCCATAGCATAAATATTTACTGAATCTCCGTTGTTGATAATGGCTGGTATCGAATATTTAGGAGTTGTATTTACATCATCAATAATCGGAGACAGTTGGATAACTTGGTCTGGATCATCATTGAAATAATATTTTTCTATATCTGTTGCTAAAATATCGTCAATAGCTTCGGTTGTTCCCATTTCTCCAATAATTGTTTTTAGAGAAAGTAGTGAAGTAGAAGCTACCGAACCGTTAACAACAATTTTATGGCTGAACCAGAAATGATTTTGTGTATAGAAGTTTAATGATGAATGTTGGTTATCGGCTTTGATACCATAATTAGTACCAAAGAATGACAATTGCCTTGATTGATTAGTGTTAGAAGCATCAGGGGCAATTAAAACATCACGGTAGAAGTTCCAAGCGCCAAGTTCGCCCACCTGGCTCCCTTTGGACATGCCAGAATCCATCCAGACTAAAGTACTTCCAATTCCATTACCGGTAAATGCTAAGAATCCATTCGATGTATAAGTCCCCATATAAGTTCCATATGAAGATGTTGTGCCCCCTGATGAATCGCCCCATTTGGTAACGTTGAATCCAAATTGTCCACTGCCTTGATAAACTGTAAAACCACTTGAATTTATTTTGGCAGTATTAGAAGAAGTAATAAAGTCTATTTCAGAAGCAGTTATGGATAGATATTGTCCATAGTTGCTTTGCCATTGTGTGGTAAAGAATGCTGAGGCATTAGCCGAAATATTATTGGCGTCCAAATTAATAACGGTAATTTTGCTTGCGTCAATCGTTCCAGCGGTAAGTTTAGAAGCCGATAAATCAGTAACCATGGCATCGTTTATAAATGCAGTGCCGCCAAAAACAATCGAAGAAGCGTTCAAATATATTTTATCGTTTTGGATAAGTGTCGTGCCTGCTTGCACATTGATTTGTGCCAATAAGCTATTACCATCAATTGGTTTTGATGAATAAGGACTTGCGATTGATTCTTGAGCCAACTTTATTTCGGTTACATATAAATCTGCGCTAGTTCCGGATGTACTAGAACCATTATTATCAATTCGTACATAGCCAGAAGCAACATCTGCAGGAACTGTAATGGTTACTGTATATTCATTAATCGCCGATACACTTGGAACAAGATTTTGCTTAGATTGTGCATGGTCATAAGCATTCGTGGAACTAGCTGAACGCGTCAATAGGAAAATATCCATTGATGTCTGAGCACTATTATGGAAGGCTTTTAACTGGACCGTATACGTAGCGCCTCCAATTAAAGGAATGCGATCGCTGGTTAAATAAACTTCACCAATTCCTGATGTTGATAGTTTAAATAGGTTTCTAGTGCCATTAGCATAAAAGGAATGCTCAACTATAGAAACATCATTTGCAGTAGAACTACCCCAACCGGTTAAATCCGTCATGTCCGAAGTATTGGCTAAAAGATTTGGCGCACCAGTATTTTGCAAGGCAACCGTCCAAGCGGCACTTGTTTGAGACATGATCGATTTCGTCCCATCTAATCCTTGCATAAGTGTAGTTGCTTCTAAAGCAGTCAATAGACCAGTACCCATGTTTCCATTACCGTCAGTAACAAAATCTGTTATTGATGTGAGATCTTGGTTAATAGTACTCATGGCAGATGTTTGAGCTGTCGTTTGGCCCACATAAGGACCGGGAACATATGATCCTATAGTAGAGCCATTAACAAGCATAGGCATTGCAATACCAAGTTTTCCATTAGCACGAGCATCAAATAGCAAAGCTATATGAGTTGCACCAGTAGGTATTGTCAAAGTTATATTTTGTAATACGTAGGCTTGCCAACCACTTCCAGATAAAGCAACTGCTCCGGCATATCCCATATCGGTACCAGCGTCATCAAGATATTGAATTTGGAAATAATTAGTAGAACCTGTGAATACATAATATGCAAAGCTTAGCGATACCGTTGGAGAAGTTGTACTATTCAAAGAATTAATAGGAATAGGTTGTGAAATTACTCTTGGACCAATTCCAGTAGTAGAAGCAGTTATTTCCATAACATTTTTCCCACTAACATTATGCAGATTGCTTAAAACTGTCCCAAGTGTTGCATTTTTCCATGTAATCCATCCACCGGTATCGGGATTAAAGTCAGAGTTCGCAATTAGGTTGGTTTGCCCAAGATTATTGACTTGTGTTTGTAATGTATTAAACGTGCTTGTTGAAACAGTCTGACTAAATCCGTCAGCCACTTGTTGCTGGTAACTAGCAAATGAATCGTTAGATACCTTAGCCGCTATAGCACTCGCAGTCTGAGTTTGGTAGGTTGAGAAGTCGGCTTCCGATACTTTTGTTGCTACTTCACTAGAGGTTATTAAGAGATCAGCTTCTGTAGCCATGTCTTCCGGAGCCGGTGACCAAGCTGTTGGCTTGTTGCCTTCTTCTACCTTAAAACTAGTAATATTAAAACCAGAGTTAGGAATACCATTTTCTTGAGCAACAAAATCTATGCGACTAGGTATCCCATTTGATGAAAAATTAACAAGAAATGGAGCTGACATAAAATACTCTGTGTCGGATATTTGCCTGATTGTCCATACGGAATCAAATGAATATATGGAAGCTCCAGCTGTTGTCTGATTGTCATTACCCCACTTATTGGTAAAATTAAGCCGGAATTTAGGCATGGAAGTCTGATTAACTAAAGTAATAAAGAAACTTACTGTTAATTGATCACTTTGTCCATAAATTGACGAAACTAAGCCACTAGTGCTTTGTGTCCATGAACCATTTGAGTCATTAAGAACATTTATTGCATTTGAAGTTCCAAGCACGAGGTTTCTTCCACCAATTTGGAGGTTGTTAATACTAGTAACAGTGTCTTGAATAGAGTTAGCATTGACTGCAATTTGGGCTGAATTCTCTGAAACTTGCCCACTTAATGAACTGACGGCGGCTGAATCAGCTTTTAACGCTACTTCACTAGCAGTTTGAGCTAGCAACGTAGATTGAGAACCAACCTGTGAACCTAAAGAATTTACTGTTGTTTGATCTGCTTTGGTAGCAATTACCTGCGCATTACTTGCAATAGCAGTTTTATTTGTAGTTAACTCTCCAGACAAAGAGCTAACCGATACATTGGCATTACTTGCCGCCAAGATTGCTTCAGATGCTTGATTTATAGCCTGACTGGCATTTGAATTAGCTTGGCTTGTGGAAATATCCGTAGCTGAAGAAAGTGAATTAACGTTATTATTAGCGGTTTGTGCACCAACAACAGCATTAGATGCTTGACTGTCAATAGCAGCTATTTGCGGAGTAAGAGAATCATTCAAGTCATCAGTGTAGGATTTGGCGTCAGAAACAACAGAAGAAACTTTATTATCTATTTCCTGACTGGTATAAGTGCTGACTAATTCTTTCCAATAGTACGTGCCAGTCGCGTCGTCATAGGAATATTGATAAATGTATTGGTTATTACCATCTGTTAAGAAGAACTTTTGCCCTAAAACTGGATCAGCAGGGTAACCAGCTGTAGGGTCGCCAGAGTATGAATCAGGTTGTCCCAAACCATTGATAATCGTATTAATTGCCGTGACTTGTTTTTGTACACCGCTAACTGCATTATCAGCAATACTAACCATTGCGCTAGTCAACGTCTGTTTTTGGCCAAACGTATATTCAACGTATTGTTTAGTAATGTCATCCCAAATAGTTTGTGTGACTTCTGCTGTACCACTAATTGCCAGCGGTTCATAGTTCGTTGGGACAATATCGCCTAATTCGATTGGTTGCTCGTTCGTTCCTTGATATTCAAGTGACTTCGATAAATCAATAGCCGTTACTGTCATATTGGCAGTTGGCTTTCCAACTTCGTTATCAGATAAATATTTTTGCGCCAATGCTTTTAATTGGGCGTCGGAATAAGCGTATTTACCTTGTTTCTCATCAGCACTAGCGTCAGACGCATAGAACTGGTCAGAGAAATCAACGGGCAACGTGATTGGATAAGGATATTGATTGGCATAACTACCCGCTTGAATATAATCACTACCAGATAAGACGTGAATAATATCAACACTACTATCACCAGATGGTTGAGAAACTGTCGCATATGGAATGATGGAATTATAAATCGTAGATATATCAGATTCTTGTTCAATCGTTTGAATATTTCGTCCATAAGACAGAATACCGTTAACAGTTTTTCCCATCCTCTGTAAAAGACTGATATGGTAATTATCAAATTTATATTCACCACCCCAGACATCAAGAATGGATCCTGTTGTACCAGCTAAAGCGTCACTAGCATGCTGAAAATCAGCCAGTGTGAAGGCAGTAGAATTTTGAGTAGCAATGTCGGAATCAACCACAAAAGGTGTATTAATAGCTAAATTATTCTTCCAAACAGTTAAAGCGCCAGTTGCGTCTTGGCTATTGATAGTGACTGTTGGCTGTTTTAAAGAAATATCTTTAGTCAGACTCAAACCAACTTGTTCGGCATAAACATAAATTCCAGTCGGAATAGAAACACTTGATCCGCTTGACGTTTGCAAAGATTGACTGCCATCATTAAATCGCTGAACTTTTTTGATAATAAAAAGCTGGTTCTTCAATGAAGTACCAGCGTCAGCTTTGATTAAACGATTCTCAAGCAATTCCTTAGATAACAGACTATCGTTTGGATAAAGCATTTCTAAATAAAATTCGCCATTAACGGAATTCGTGACTTGTATGCCAACAGCATCAGATAGAAAACCAAGTCCACCACCGACCGCTTGTGAAACAGCTGTTCCGGACTCATATAAAACTGCCATTAAATCACCTCCTTCCAGTTAGGAACTAGTTGTACAGACCAACCGCTTGTCCAAGATAATGTGTTCAATCCTGACTTTAAGATTGGAAATACTTCGCTAGTCATCGTTGAATAAGCTGGTTGACCATTCAAATCCATTACAGTTTGTTTTTCAATATCGATAACCAGCCCGCCATTCACATTTTGAAAGCCCATACCGATACCATTGATCGTTAAGGATCCGTTTCCAGAACCTGTAATTGTATAAATAGGCGAAGCCGAGTAAGCAGTTGGATTCGTTAGCGAAGCACTGGCAGCTATTTGTGTTTGACCAGACTTGAGAAATTTATAGGGGTAAAGAAGAAACGGAACAGTAAAATTTCCAGATAAAGCATTAGTCTTTATTATGTCAAAACCAGACTGAATCATAGCCCTGAAAAAATAATCAGGGAATAAATCAAGTTCCAATTGTGACCAGCTATTAGTTGAAAAAAGCCAATTAGTAATTGCATTAATGTAATCTGTAATTGACTTTGTATCAGACATTTTCCGCAAAAATACTAGATCAAAATTTTGTGAAACGGGTTTTAATCTTTCGTTGTCAATTGTGACATATCCATCTCTTCCAGGTATTTCAATTTGAGTGAGGTCTCTTTCCGGCTTGGAAAAAGTAATAGCGTCTGCTAAAAAAAACACATTAAAGTTATCAGAACTAATACCGTTCCAAGTCATAATTCTTTCAGTCATTTAAAGCCCCCTCGATGTCTGCAAATTAATTTGTCCGAGTGCTTGATTAATTTTTCGATAATTAACACTGGTTTTTTGTTCGCTATTTTTCTTTGTTTCCCCCAATATTGCTTCAAGCAAATTAGTAACCAATCCTGTCAATTGATTATTTTGGCTAAGCAATGACTCCATTTTGGAATTATCTGTCGCAGATATTGAACCATTACCAGACATTTGACTAGCTTGATTCAACAAATCTCTGGCACGAGATGGATTATCAGTTGGGACAACGAATTCTGGCCGATTATTTTCGGAAATTTCATATAAACCATGAGTCGAAATTAAGCCACCATTGGCATAACCATGACCTTGGCCTAAGTAACTAAGTGATGAGCCATAACGGTTTTTGGCATAAGCCAAAGCGGCTAACAAGTTGTCATATCCGTTAAAAATATTCTTATGGCCAGCAAAAGCATAGGCATTAAAGGTTGTTGGAATAACCTGCATCAAACCTTTGGCAAGATTTCCGGAAATCGTGTTAATGTCCGTGTAACCATGTTGAGTAACCGTTGGATTACCACCAGATTCGGTTTGAATCTGGCGTAAGACTTTGCTGACCATTGAAGCACTTGTTGACAAGCCGTTAGCTTTCAAAGCCCGTTTAACATCGGCAGTCCAACGAGTAATGCTGGTGCCAGAAGGATTAGATGATTCATCATCGTGTTTGGATTTCAATGATTCGAACAATTTTTTGATCGGATCGGAAATTCCATTAACCAAGCCTTTACCCAAGGCTGGCGTAATCGAACTAACCAAAGCGGAAGCGCCACCTAGTGTGCTGCTCATGGCTTTCGTCATGACTTTTCCAACAGCACTCAACGGATCTTTGATAAAGGTCGTTAAAGCATCCCATTTGTCTTTAAACCAGCTTCCGACTGCTGACAGCCAATTTCCAGTACCAGAAGCAAAGTGGCTAACCAGCCCGCCAAACATGGACTTTGACGCTTCATAAGGAACAACCGTTTCGCCACCTTCAAAGTTAACGAGCTGGTTCTTTCCCTTTAGAATATGCACATTCTGCTGTTTATCAATAATGGCTTCTTGACCAGCACCATCATTGACCATGGCCAAACCTTTTGGCGCACCGTTTTGTGTGCCTTTGGCAAACTTAGGAATTAAACCAATGGCATGTTTTTTACCACCGAAGTCATGGATAACACTATCGATTGCACCAATTCCGTCATTAATAATGCCAATCACGCCATTAATAGCGTCTTTAACAATGCCTTTAATATCTTTCCAAAGACCAGACCAAATATTTTTGACATCTTTACCCAAGTTCTTCCAGTTGCCTGTAAACACATCTTTAAAGAGCTTAAAGACATTGGAAATTAGGTCTGTATAAAGCTTGAACTGATCGTGAACATATTTAAAAGCGCTATGGCCAGCGTCTCTGAATGGTTGAGTAATCCCATTCCAAATTTTGGAAAAGGTTTTGCCAAAAGAGCTTAGTCCAGATGAAATATCATGGAACATGTCGGAAAACCATTTGATAACATTTTTAGCTAAATCAGCAGCGGCCTTGATAATACCGTTGACAAAAGCACGGAACTTAGCATTGTGCTTGTACAAAATAACAAAGCCAGCTACTAATGCAGCTATGGCTGTAATCGCAATACCAAATGGATTAGTAAATAGAAATTTAACAGCGCTTCCTAATAAAGTAAGTGATCTGACACCATCTGCACTTTTCTTAACAAACATCCCCATAGTTCCACTGATTGTTCTTCCGAGAAGCCCAATCGTGCCATTAAATAATTTGGCGGTTTTATTGGCAATAATAAAGCTGCTAATAAAACCAGCAACTAATTTCGGGTGTTTAGCAATTTCCGATCCAACCACTTTAAGCACAGGCAACAAATCTTTGAGGACTTGAAGAAAAATTTTAAAGCTTGTTGATGACCCCTGTTTAACAGCTGTAAAAAACTGTTTGATATCTCCTGCGTGTTTGGCAATATTATCAGAAAGACTGGTAATTCCCTTTGCCAATCCATTCATTAAACCGTTTAAAGCGCTAGGAACAGATTTGATATTGAATGCTTTAGCAAAGGCTTTAGTAATCGTACTAATGCCCTTTTCTGCAGAGTTGCCAACCTTTGAAAACTCTGTATCAACTTTTTTATCAGATACCCATTTAGAAATAGCGCCATAAATAGGGTTTTCTGCCGTCATTAATGGTTTTTCAATATCACCAATTAGGGCTGGAACACGGGCTTTAATCGTTCGTGACATACCAACCATGGTTGCAAGCATATTGGAAGCGGCTTTGTCGTACTTACCAGAGCCCAGCTGATTAAAAACATTTTCAATATCTTGAGCAGATATCTTGCCTTGTTTAGCCATTGTGGTTAAGTCGGCAGTTGTAATATTTGAGCTATGGTGTACATCGTTTTCGTACTTAGCCAAGTTTTCACGAAACATCGGGAAGTATTGGCTAATTTGATTTAACATCCCAGCGTTGGCTTTACCACGAGATAAGCCATTAACCATATCTTGCGTGACTGATTGTATTTGTTGACTATTCAAGCCAACGGCATCAGCCATATTCAGCATTGACTTAGTCATTTCATCTGATTCAGTTTTGCTAGAATGCAAGTGATAAAATCCTTGCTCAAGCTCATTGACCGTATCTGTAGCCTGACCTGTTTTAACTGATAAATCATTAATCGTCTTGACCATGGCAGAAGCAGAGCCACTTGAGCCTGTCAAAGTAAGCCAGACAGCACCCATTTTTTGCTGGTCTTGTTCATATTCCAAGCCTGTGTCAATGGCATCTCGAATATGGTTGGTAATAGCTTGAAAGGCATTAGTAATACCAGAAGCGACTAAATGTGCTCCAACAATCGTGGAAAATAAATGGGACGCTTTTTCTGTTTTGTCTGAAACAGTAGTTAATTTACTAGAAATGCCATCTAACAAATTATTGTTAGAACGTTTATCAGATTGCTCTCGCAAATCCTTCATTTCGCTGGTAGCATGAGCTATTTTAGTAGCCGTTTCATTGACACGAATAGTCTGCTTACGAATGGCTTCGGAATTATCTCCTTCGGCTGATTTTAGCTTGTTTAACTCGTCTACTTGCTTGCTATATAAATCTTTTAACTTACCTGATTGATCGGTTAAACCACTAATTTTAGCCTTCGTAGCACCGGCTGTGTCACCCTCTGCCTTCAAACGCTCAACAAAAGAGTTGGTCACTGATTCAGACTGCTTAATCTCGTCATTGAGTTTGGCAATACCAGACTGTTGATAGTCCAGCGATTGTTTGGCTTTGTCTTGTTGACTAGTTAGAGAAACAAGCTTTGACTGTGCACGATCATATTGGGTCTGTAAATTCTGATATTCTTTAGAATTTTTGGAAGTGGTTTGAGCTTCCTGATCCATTGCGGTTTTTAAAGCGCTTAAAACATCTTGCTGCTTTTTAACAGCGCCGGATAAGCCGTCATAGCGTGTTTCAGCAGCTTTTAATGAATCACCTGACTGCTTTAAGATTGCTTCATTGGCTTTCCATGCAGCCGTATTTGACGCTATTTCAGACCGTAAAGATTTGATAGATTGAACCGCTGAAGCAGTATCTAAAGTTACTTTATTGGCTGCATCTCTACTAATATCTGCCATTACTTGCTCCTTTCTCAATGATTAAATGATTTGAACAGTTCCAAAGGATCAACCACACGTTCTTTCTTTTCTTTGGCATTTAAAACAGTGATTAATTCAAAATAATCAGTTTCATAAAATTCATCTAATGACCAATGAAGATTTGTCAGTGCGTTTTTGGCAAACAAATCAAAATCTTCAAGTTCATTGGTCATTTCATACACCCGTTGTTTGGGTGTCGTTATTTTTTTGCTGATGATTTGGTTTCTGGGACACTATCCGCTTGACCATTGTTCTGCATTTTGACAATCAAATATCCGAGCATTTCCATTGTGTGACCAAAGTCTAAGTCTTCAAACGCTTCAGCTTGATCATCATTCAAGCCGAGAATATCAACAAAAAAGGCTTTCTCTGTATCAAAAAAAGCCATTGTGTCTTTGGATATTTGAAGCAAATCTTTGCCTTTGGTATCGTCAATTTTGCTGGCAGCCAATTGCAAGTTAATTGCTCGGCGCATGTTACGGTTGGTCGTTTTAATTTCAAACGGTTCTTCCTGAAATTCTTTAAATGTGATTTTCATTTCTTCTCCTTTAATTGAGCATGAAAAAAAGATGCTCTTAACGGCTACCCAACGGAGAATGGTTGCATAGCCTTTAAGAACACCCTTTCGGATATTCCAATATTTAATTAGCCTGCTGATTGAGCAGCTGCAGCATAGCCTTGAAACACATCAGCCAACATAATATCTTGTGTGAAGCCTGTTTCGTTTGAATACCAAAGCTTACCAGGATTATTATTCCAGTCGGGATTGTCCAATGGTGAATAAGTCAAGTTGTCATCATTCCGTGTATCCGTTGTCGTATCAGTCCCGTTATTAAAGTCGGGATTGATAATCTCGCCTTGACGGAATCCGAAATAAACCTGTCCATCTTCTGCAAGGGCATCTGTTGTAATCAACATGGCGACTTTTGGCTTGTCGCCTTGTGTATAGCCACCTTTACCATCAGATACTTGACCCAAAATCTTCATCAAAATATCATGCGGCAAAGCATTAAAATCCAAAGCAACTGAAGAATCGCCTTTTGTGTGCTGTAAATCAACAACGCGGTTGTTGCCGTACACCTTGGTTGAAGCCGCTTCAAGACCAGTAATGTTAGCTGTCTTAGCACTGAATACGCCAGAGTCAACAGCATAAACACCGTTGGCTGACAACCCTTTTGTTGCATCAGTTAATATTTTTCCGTCCGGACCAACAAGCGCAAGTTGAACGAGTTTTAAACCTACTGTAGCCATTAGCTACCTCCTAATAATTTGTTATGTGATACGTATATGGCTTTAATAGCCTGACCGGTATCGGGGTCTGTATAACGTGCGTCAGAATTATCAATAAACCAGTTGTTGTGTATGAAGGCTTTTAACAAAGCAACTTCACAAGCGTCTGCGTCCTGATTGAAATGATGCGAATAAAAAAGACGTATTTCTACGCCTTGATGTATTTCTGAAAAATCGTCATTGCCGTAAGTGGCTGGTAAATTTTCATTTTCAGTTACTAAACAATCAGTTGAATCAATATCGTTTAAATGCCCTTTAGGTATTACAAAAGGATAGATGTTATCTATCCAGGTAAGATTAGTGGTTTTAATAATTGCCACTGCATCAGATACAGAACTCATACGCCACTAACCCCCTTTTCTTTTAATATCTTTTGATATTCGGCATTTTCAGCCTTGAATATCTCATTTAAACAAGCGTTTCGAACCTTGTCTAAGTAATCATCACCCTTAATGAATTTAGTTCCATCATTTAAAAAGCGTGCGATATAGGCTTTTTTATTCGAAAATCCAACAATTGAAGTCCCGTCAGTCTCTCCCGAAATATTAGTAGCTTCATCAATCACTGAATCAGCTAAATGCGGATCATCTCCAGTTTTGCGATTGTAATAATGGTGTGATCTCAAATATTCGGCAATATTCTTTTTTAAAACATCAGCACCGGCCTTAGTTATCTTTGCTTGTTCAGCAGCAGAAAGTTTATAAGCTTTTTCGAGATTGTCAGCCCAATCACCTAAATCAACAATACTAACCATTTTTATTCGTTCCTTTCCGGACTGTGGCTTTTAAAGTCAAAATATCAAAGGCGTTCGGATTACTAGTCTCACCTGGTGAGACGGAAACTATATCGTATTGTTTACCCTGATTATCCTGGAATAACAAAGGCGGTTTAATACTCGGATCATGTCTAACAACAATATCGACTGTGTCTTGTAAATCCGTTCCGTAAATTTGATAAGTCTGATTCATAGAACGGGTACGAACGGCATACCAGCGAGAAAAAGAAGCAGTAAAACCATCTTCTTCGCCACCTGTATTCGGATTAATAACTGTGTCATATTCTCCAAACTGACCACGCTTATTCAAATCGGAAGGTTTAAATAATCTAGTCATTTAGCACCTTCCAACGCAAGTTATTTAAAAGAAACTGATAAGACAAAGCATTGCAACCGCTTTGGTTAGTTAAGAAGAAGGCCGTGCTTTGGATGGCTGGGTCAATTCCGGTATAAGGATTTCTAGCATCGTCATAATCACCAATATCTGCTCTTTTGTTGAAATTCAAAAAATTAATCGCCATCATTATCACCCGTGGTTGTTTCTAGAGATAATTGCCAATCTTCCCATATCATTCGTAATTGATCGATGATATTATCAGAAACCAAAGGAACAGGAACAGCAGAAATATTTGTCAATGCACTTCTATTTGAATAATATGCGCCGGCAAGAGCAAGTGTGGCCGTATCAAATAACGGAGAAACGTCCGAACGTGAATAAAAAGTATTATTGGCATCATCTGCACCAATTGCATTTTTAAGAAAGGCAACAGCAGAATCGATGTAGCTTTGAAGTATGTCATTATCCGTATCAATGTCAACACGTAGAGAAATTTTTAAATCCGCTAATTCAACCGTCATAAATATCCCTTTCTAACAGGCTTTTCACCCTGTTCGTAAGTTTTAAGCCTTAGTCGCTATAAAAATAATCAACTTGCAGATTGAACCACGATCTTAGCCGGCTGATCAGCAATTGCAGAGAACGAAGCGGCAACAAAGGCATCAGTATCGGTTGGCTTAACATCAAAGCGATCAATAACACGAATCTTAGTTGTATCAGTTTCAAAAGATCCAGCACCGATGTTAGTTGAAAGCAACGACATATTTTGACGATCAAACAAAGTAACAGCCTGCTTAGCGTCCCCATAATATAGTGGGAATACAGGAGCAGCAGTTGTTCCGGCAGATGGAAGCCAGCGATCAGCCACCATTTTAATTTGTTTACCATTCATCAACATTTCCATTGGATTTTGTGGGTTTGGCTGCAACAGATAATCTCCGTCAGCGTTCTTAACCTTATGCAAAGCATTGCAACCTGAAACGTTAGTCAAGAAGAAGGCTGTGCTTTGGATAGCTGGGTCAATTCCGGTATAAGTCAAGTCAAGAATGTCATCATACTTTGCAAGGGTTGGCTTATTAGGCAAAGCATTAAACACTGTGATGATGGCAGCGTTACGAGTAACAACGACTTTCTTAGAAATCCAGCTTTCCAACCATGCCAAGACATTCTGATCAGAATCACTAAGAAGCGAATTTGTAGCGGTTGTAATTCCAGCGAAGCGCCGAATAATATACTTGACAGTTTGTAAATCGGGATCATCATTATTGCCGATAGTTGCACCTTCTTCAGTAATTTCAGCAAGAGGTGTAACGTCAGTCCACTTCTCATAAACACGTGAACCGGTTTGCGTTGTAACGTTTTCAACATTGACATATTGTTGTAAAGCATCATACTGACGAACCAAAGTATGGATGGCTGTTTGAATATCTTGTGGGATAACTAAACCAATAGCGTTGCCAGATTCATCAGTCGATGAGGTAGCCATGTCTAGAACTTTATGATCGCCCCTTATCAAGCCACGAACGTTTTTAACAAAATCAAGTTTTTTGTTATTTTTCTTATCAGAATTGTTTAAATTAGATTCTTTATCTTTACCATCTTTTGGCGGCAAGACAACAGCATTTTTACGCGCGTCTTCCAAAACGTCTTTAGCTGCATCACGAGTAGCAACTAAGTTATCAATTTTATTTTTGAGATCAGATAATTCTTTATCTGAGTGCTTACCTGGTTCTGCGATGTTTTCAAAGACCATCTTTTGACGTGCGTCTTGTGCATCAGAAACTTGCTGGCCAGCGTCAGTGAAAGCCTGATTCAATTTATTTAAATCCATGTGTAAATCTCCTTAAAATAAAAGAGCCAACTCTCTTTTGAGTTCGCTCTTATCGATTTTTTTATTTTGTTGTTCATCATCTGATTTCTTTTCTTCGCCAGATGAATTTGTTTCTAATTTGTCGAAAGCCTTTGCTTTGCCGACTAGCAAATTAAACTTTTCGACAACTTTTTTAGAAGGCATTTTAGAGATTGAATTAGAAAAAACAGGCGCTTTATCAGCGATTCCCGTTTTGTCTCCGGCAAATGCAACTTCATCGACAAAACCTTTATCTGCAGCTGTTTTAGCATCCATAAAAGTTTGATTGCTCATTAATTGAAGTAAATCGCTTTGATTCATACCGGTTTTAGCCATATACGCATTAGCAATTCCAAGATCAACGCTGTCATTCTGTGCAGCAATTTGTCGCAATTGGTCAGAATTAAGAGGATCGCTAACACCAGCTAAACATTTATGAATCATTAATTGAGCAGTTGGCGACATTGAAACTTTGTCACCTGCCATTGCAATAACAGAAGCTGCAGAAGCTGCCATGCCTTGAATAAACACGTTAACTTTTCCTTGATATGCTTTAAGCATTGAATAAATCGTGCTTGCTGCTGAAACGTCACCGCCATTTGAATTAATATTCAACTGAATATCTTCACCAGAAGCAGCGGAATTTAAAACATCTTCTAATTGTGAAGGAGTGAAATAATTTATTCCAAAAAAATCATAGAATGCAATATCACCAACATCACTATCATCTAAAATATCTGCTTTAATATCGACTTGTTTAGTCATCGTCTTCTCCTTCCTGTGGCGGATTGTTTGCCACGCTTGTAGTTGTGGTCGAAGTTGCAACTGGAGCTTTTGGCATGCCGCTAGGTAAATAGCCATTTTGTTGCAACGCAAAGGAAACTTGATCGGCACTAAGATTTTTGCTGCCTAATAATGCAGTTGCGTAATTGTTTCCAAGCGGGTCGATTGCCTGTCTAATATCAGCTGCGATATTGGCTGACAATTGCCAATTCAATTCACTTAAAACCATATTCATATCACGATTCAAAGTGTTGGCATATAAACCAGAAATATCAGTAATTGAAGATTGTTGATCTCCTTGACCGTTCAAATATGAATCGGGAATCTGAAAAGCTTTAGCAATCTGTGTTGATGTCCAATCAACTTGTCCTAATAAATTAGCAATATTCGACTTCATTTCTAAAGGAGTAAATGTTTCTTCGGGCATCAATACTACAGGAATACCATCAGCACTTTCTAATTGCTTTTTTAAAGTCTTAGCACGTCCCAAAGCATATTTATCACTAACTCTTGTTGGTTCTGAAAGAACGCTGCTTGCTACAACTGATTGAGACAAAGCTTTAATTGTTAATTGATCAGACTGCTTTTTAATATTTAAAGTAGTAAGCAATGAATATAAAGGACTAATGCCCGTCATTCCATTCATTGAAAAATATCTAAAGTGAATCATATCCGATGAAGGTATATTTTCAACAATACCAATATCAGGCTCATCAAAAGAAACCGTATAAACAAGTCCAGATCCATCGGATAACTCAAATATTTGTACTTGAGACGGCCTTAAATATTCCCAATGGTCATCAATACCATTAGCATTACGCCATCGATAAGCAAAAGCTTCACCACCAAGAATCATTTGAGCAAACATCGTAACCCAAAAAGTTCTTGGATTGGATAATTTAGAAGGATTGTCCAAAATTCCTTGTGCCCTTGGCATATTGGCTTTTAATTTAGCGCTGCCCAAATCACCGGCCAATTGAGTCACAGCTGACTGAATATCAGGATTTCTTAAGGCTTTCCAAGCACTAATATAGTGACCCCTGTAAGGATCAACGCTACTTAAAACTTGTGACCATTGAGAAGTACTTATCGGATATTCAGTTGTCGAATCCCTGATATGAAAATTCGAGTTAAACAACGGCATTATTTACCACCTCCTTTATCGTCATTAACAACTTCTGAAAGCCAACCGATCAAAGCTAATGAAAGGCCAATGGTTATTAAGGCAATTGCCTTCATTAACAAAAAAGCTCCAATATTAATGCATATCAGGGCTAAAACAAAGCAAATCACGTCAAAATAACGCCATATTAAGTTAAAAATTGTCTTAAATATCATCTAAAAACTCCGGATCTATCGCACCATTAGCGATTCCCTTCTTTAATTGCTCTTGCTCGTCCATACGGCTAAACTTGGCTAAATCTGAATTAAACTCTGAATACTCGTCAAAATGGTACATACCTTTATAAAAAGCATCTATCAAAGCATCGACTACATCAATCTTTAAAGTTGCCCGATTCTTTTCAACTGAAATTCCAAAAGGCGATAAACCAGTGGTTGCATTAAGCAAAGCTTTTTCCATAACTTCATCGTCTAAGCGAGTAACCTTATGCGTTGTAAACATATCTTGTAAATACTTAGTTGGTTTAGCTAGATTAGATGGCCACTGCTTGATATTTTCAATATTCCAAGCAGGATAGTTAGCCAACAATGCATCTTTTAAATTAGCAGTCTGATAAGAACCGGCTTCGTCATATCCAAAGTAAAGGACTTTCAACTGGTATTGAAAAACAAATTTGGTCAACCATTGATAAACTTGATCAGTGTTGATAATGCCGTCTTTATGTTCGGTGATTGTACAGAAACCCATCTTTTCCAAAGTTCGATAATCAATTCCGTCTTGTCGTTCCTTATTTTCAATACTTCCCGAATGGTTCCAAGGGATAAAAGAATGTTGATAAAGAAAGAATTTTGGTTGTCCTTTCCGATCAAAATAGGGAAAAACAAAACCGAAGGCAGTATTATCTGAAAATTGAGAATAATCAAAGCCAATATAAACTTCTCGATTATGCATATCGAATTTCGGAGTAATAGATTCTTCTACATTCTTTAAGGACAAGTAACTATCAATCGAAGCCTGCAGCCAAATATTTAATGATTTGTTTTGAAAAGCAAATAAGTTACCAGCTAAACTATCAGCATCCTTTTCGGTCTTTAAATCCCGTAACATCTTGTCATGCTTTTCTGGCATATCCAATAACGGATTGGCTTTAATCCACATTTCAGGTTTTTCTGTTTCACTAATGTTATCAATTGCCCAAATTAAGCAAAGATAGGTATCACCATCACGTTTCCAATCTTTTTCCATCGATTCAATAATGTGCTTCTCGTCACGATGAAAAGGAACGGTACTATCTGGATAAGCAGTTGATATTTGAATAAATTGTTTGTTATCAACATCAATCTGCCCTGATGTTATTTTAGAAATTTTATCAACGTCGGAAATTGCAGGATCAGCAAATTCATCCCCAATAGCAGTTTTGAAATGGAATCCATCATATTGCCCAGAATCCCAAGTAATGGCTCTTAATTTATTATCGTGTTCAGACATGACAACCATGTCCGACTGTGTAGCTAATGACTTTAAATTAATACCATCTTCTTTTCCCAAAGATTTCCAAGGTTCGCGATTCAAAATCAATCGAAGCATGGTTTTAACATATGAAAGAATTTTGCTAGTCTGCTTAAAATTCTTTGAGGTTACTAAGTAATCCTGACTAGATTGGCCAAGCGATTCAATCAAGAAACTATAAATGATAATAATTGCCATCAAGTAAGTTTTTCCTTGATGACGAGCTTCTGAAATGATCGCTCTGGCAAAACGCTTGTCTCCACCCTCACTGCGCCAACCTATCAATTGAACCAAACTGAACTCCTGAAAAGGCATCAATTTAACCGGTTTTAAAGTCTTAACTTCTGGACATTGAGCGGCAAAGTTCAATATTGCTTTAACTTCATCAATCGAATAATGATATGGAAAATCTTTTGTATCTTGTCTTTGCAAATCTCTTAAATGCCGAAAACAGGCAAGCTTCATGTAGTAACCAGTTATATATTTACCATCCAAAACATCAAAAGCATATTTGGTGCCAGGATCTTGATAATCTTTTCGAATCTGGGAAAAATCAATTGATTTATAGGCACCGATAACATCATGTGTTTTTGTTAAGTCAATTCTGATTTTTCTCATCTCCTTTCAAATATCAGCCACCTTTTAAGAATTGTTTGATCTGCTCGGCAGTAGAAGGCTTGTCGGAATTATCTTCCGGAATTTTTAAATCTAAAAGCTCTGCACGCCCTTTAGGCGTTAAACCAAGCTCACTGCCAAGAGCCTTTAATTTAACCGTTGAAGCATCGAGAATCTGCGTGGCAGGATTTCTCTTAAAGCCAAGACTGTCGTGAGCAATAATTTTACCCGTGACTGGATTGACAACTGTTTTTATGATTGGATTCAAAGCACCATTTTTATGAATATGATCATAGGCTTCACGCATCATCTGATAATTGATACAAAACGCTTCAACCATTGTTTTGTCCATTTCATTAACTGTTGGATCGGATTTTATCAACGGAACTAACCTTCGCCACATGTATCTTGCTGTTCCTGTCAAATAACTAGGTGGCTCGTCAGGTAAATCTTTAATTTTTGTAATGATGGTCACCTTCTTTCGTTTTAGGGTTGGAATAAGCAGTAGTTTTGAGCTATTTTCATAAACAAAAACGCCTTAACCGCATGGCTTAGGCGTTGATAGACCCCCCTATAAAAAAGTTTTAAAAATCTTGTTTTGACATGAAATGTCCCCAATGTGTGCGCTCTTCCTGAAGCCAAACATGGGCGGGGGTAAATTTTTTTAGCGTATTCGGTATTTTATATTTAAAATTTTTAACGCTCTGAAAACGCAATTTTTAAACGATTAAAACTATCTTTAAAATCTAAATGAGGGTAACTTAAGACCGGTTGGATTTCCCTACGCTTTTGGTATTTGATCGAGATGATTCATGTAATAATCAACTAGCTTCACTTCCGTAATTGGATCAACATCGTTGCGTCCTACGCCATCACTTGAACCATAGTAAACCGATTCGAACTTATCCTTTTTGTAATGGCATTCAGGACAAATCACATCAAGATTATCAGCATCATCTGCTTTGCTTGGATCAAATGTAATCGGCACACAATGATCAACAATCTTTGCTGGCTTTACTCGACCTTCGGATAAACAATACTGGCAAAGATAATGTTGCTTATCTAAGACGACTCGTCTTAACCCTTGCCATTGTTTGCTGTGATAAAACTTTTCTTGTGCGTCTTTGATTTTGTTAGCATGCCGATTGATCGCATTATAATGACGTGAATAACCACGCTCGTGTGTGCCATGATATTTCATGCGTGACTTTAAATAATCAGCTTCTAATGCTCGGTGTTGTTCACAATAATAATGATCAATGGTAACTAGGTTATGACAATTTGGGTATCTACATGTTCGTACTGCTGGCATTCACTCAATCCTTTTCGAATTGTCTTTGTATATCTTTTTAACTTCACCGTGATCAAGGTATTCAATATCAATCCACCGTGGTTGACCAACAGTTTTGTCACGATTGTATTCGTAACTAATGTATTCGATTTCTTTTTTAATGCCATCAACAAATACTTCTGGTTCATTCAAATTATTAAAGCGAACCTGAACATGTTCGTACTTGTTTGGGGATGAAGCATCATCGTTATTATTAAATGGAACAATCATTTAATCACCCACCTTTCATCACAATTGAATCCGTTTCTAATTGCTGCTTGTAATTCAACTTCGTTAATCTTTGTTGGCACGTTTGTTAATTCTGCTTGGCCATATAAAAAACCAGAACAATAACAATTCAAGCTCTGGTTATATAAATAGAATTCTTTGATGTCCACAATCGAATGATCCTTGCCATACACATCAACGAATATTAATGGTCGATATTTATTCAATTGTTTAATTTGTTTATTCATAATATGTATGCTGAGTTTACCGACATGACAGCTTTCGTCTGGTTTATAGTTTTCCTTCTATATATAATGAATATCCTTTAACGTTTGGTCATCGAACTCGAAGCATTCCATCTTCTTGGTTGCCATCGTATAACCATTTTTGCTTTCATAAGGATCAGTTTTCTTAAAGGTTCCGACTTGATGTTCAACTACACCAAAGTCGTCATTAACTACTTCTTTATGAAAGTGACCGTATAGAACCATGCGATAAGTTGATTTAGACCAGATATCAGGATATTCAGTCGCAAACAGCATCGGCGCTTTGGTTTTAGCAGCATGACCGTGCAAAGCTAATAAGCCGACTGACTTACCAACAACAAAAGCTTCTCGATAACTGTTATTGACTTTTATATCCATTTCCGGATATTTAGCCCTTAACATCTCTTGAAACATAAAACTGGTTGTTTCGTCATGATTGCCGTTGATGTTAAACATCTGCATTGAATCAGAGTATTTATACGATTCTTCAATAATCGGGAAAATAAAACGTTCTGCATCTCTAACAGCTTGTACAAAATCAATCGGATCTAATTCGGTTCCTTTAGTTGTCTTAGAAGCATTTAAAGCATCCGAATGTAATAGATCGCCTAATTGAGTAATAACAATCTGTTTCCAACCACGATGAATTAAATCAATCAATTCAACTAAACGATTTTCAACATCTTTAAACTTTGTAATCCCGAAATGAAAATCAGAACAGGCAATCACTAAATTATTCTTGCCATGCACATTAGATTTAATAACTTTGACTGGCTCAATCTTTTCATTAAACAAGCTGATTAATTCATCAATTGATAAGTCTGTAGA